TCCAATAAATCTTTCACGTGTAGATAGAATTTTGAGGTTATCCCCTGTGCTTTCTCTTCGTCGCTTAACGCAATGGGAATAATTTCGCCCAGATTTTTCGCCAAGAAATCGTCTTTATGTCTTTGAACCAATCTGTCTGGGGTTGAGTTTGTGACGATTGCATAAAATCTATCTTTTTGTAACGGTTGGCCGAATCCATGCACACTCTTATTTTTGATAATGTCGATGGTTGAATATTGTTGAACGACTGGTCTTGGAGTATTGGCCCTTTTTTTTTTGGTTACGGTGGCTGCCTTCTTTGCTGCGGCCCTTGTAACTCTTGGTCCTTGTTCTGCTATACCAACCTGCTTTTCAGGTAGAGTAAATATACCCAATAAATACTTTTTAAACAAGGCGACACTTCCAGACTCTTCTTCGTAGTTATGTTTAATTACAATATTCGTTCCTATATTAGAGATCTCTTCTTGTTCATTGAAAATGGAATTTTTTATCATCCTTTCTCTCCACTTGACGTCTAATTTGATAATTTCTTTACCAGCTGGTGTCAGCTTCCAAATTTGTAGCGGGCGTATTTTGTATGACGATACCACATCAAAAATAAATCCGAGAAATATACTCAAGTCATTTGCGGGAACTAAGTACCACTCGCTCGCTACCCCGCTCGCGAATGTAATACTGGCAGACCGGAAGTTAAACCGCAAATTCGCGTGCAGCCTCTTTTCAATGAACACGTTCAAATATTGAGGCACGTTCGGATGATGTCTTTTTGCGAAAAAAAGCAGATAATGTACTCTAAACCCCACGTCATTATTCAATCCAAATGGTAGAAACGTTTGTGCATCCCCTAATCGCCCGGGACCATCTGTTTTATTTCCAGTTCCACCTTCTCCTACTTTATAATACTGCGTCGTCCCTATCACTTTGCTGATTATGTAAATATACGAAGACTCAATCGTGTATCTCGATTGATTATACACCAGGTTTGGATCTTTGAACTGCTCCCCTTCTATGTTTTTGAGGATTATATCTGACCCGTTGAAGATACGCCCGGAGTTTTTCAGGTCATCAAACTTGTTATAATCGTCTCTCAATTCATTTAGCCAATGCTCATCTTCCAGAAGATTTGTATACATAACCGGGTGGTTTCCTATACCGCGTCTCTGGTCACTTGTTATAATATGCTGTGTGCCATCTTCTTCGTATGTTTCTGGAAAGATGCCGATTGCTGGTGGTGGCATATATATAGTTAAAATATTTAGTTGGCAATCAAATTATATAATATACATAATTTATAATGGAAGGAGTACATACCGGTGTAACCTATGGACAACACGAGAGAGTGGACGAATTGAATGATCGTATTCAAAACAGACAGTTTCCTGATAAACCTTTAGCACCAAATTTTAGCAGCCGTCCGGTGATGACCAAATACAGCCGGTTTCAAATCGCCGATAGACGTGCTCCGCACGAAGAACCGATACGACCGGTTGAGGCCCATAATCTACAGACGAATTTTAGTCCAGCGACTATCAGAGGACCGCCGGCGACGATGTTGCAAAACATTGATCTTGAGTCGGCATTGAGAAATCAAAACGTGGCATTTCAGCGTAAATGCACGCAATCAACCTATGTTCCGAATTCAAATAGCGATCTATACAAGGTTAGCGTTCATTCTACACTCGGCCCTAACCCACATCCCTCGTTGTTCTCTCATCCGCCTACGCAAAGTGTTCCGAGAGAAGCTGCGGTTCGTGGGATGAACGTCGGGAAAGATTTATTCAATAACAACACAAGAACACAACTACGGGCGTTGTGATAATATTATATTTTTATAGTATAAAATATAAATATGTTTGATGATGATGTTTGGTTGAACCGTTGTCTTATATTGATTGTGCTTCTGATTGTAATAGTTCTGTATAGGAAACTATATCCGAACCAAAAAGAATACTTCTCTCAAATTTCTCCGTTTGTACTCAAGCAAGACAACGATATCTATGATTCTTTTTATTTGGAATATTATGATGACCTGCACGCATCCGAATCGTACGCCGAAGACGATTTTCGGGTTATTATGGAAACTACTAACCCGACTGAAACCAGCGTGTTTCTGGATATTGGATGTGGTACTGGCTTCTTGCTGAAAACAATAGAGGACAACGATTTTTTCGCTTTCGGAGTGGATAAATCTAAATCCATGAAAGAAAAGTGTATGGGCCGTTTGAAACATACCGAGGTGTTTTGCAACGATGTTCTCGCGGAACCCATGTTATATGACAATAACACGTTCACGCACATCACGTGTACGCACTTTACTATTTATGAAATGGAAAAAAAAGAAACGTTGTTGAGACATTGTTATAATTGGTTGCAAGAAGGAGGATATTTCATCGTTCACGTGGTTGACCCGGATACATACAAGAAAGTCTTGCCGTCTCTGAATACAGAAGACAATCACCACATGACAAACGTAATGAATACTTTTTTGGAGTACAATGATTATACATATCGTGGTGAATATAAGGAGCATATGTTCACTGAAACATTTACGGATAAATACACAGAACATGTCAGGCAAAACCAAAAGAAACTATTCATGATGGAATCCAAAGAGATGATTATAGAGCTGGCAAAGAAATGCGGATTCCGCGTACATAGAGAGACAAGCTATTCCCGCGATCCGCATCAGTATCTGGTCATATTCAAGAAAGGGGGAGATTCCCCCTATGACCCCCTTTTCAAGGTGAGTCCCTTTTAGTAGGGGGATGCTCCCCCTATGACCCCCTTTTCAAGGTGAGTCCCTTTTAGTAGGGGGATGCTCCCCCTATAACCCCCTTTTCAAGGTGAGTGATTTGAGGTGAGGTGAGGTGAGTTAGGTGAGTGTGTGAGGTGACTGAGTGAGTGAGTTAGGTGACTGAGTGAGTGTGTGAGGTGAGTGTGTGAGGTGACTGAGTGAGTGAGTGAGGTGACTGAGTGAGGTGACTGAGTGAGGTGAATAAGTGTCACCTTGAAAAGGGGGTCATAGGGGGAATTTCCCCCTACTATTTAATGTGATCATATGTAAATGGGTAAATCTAAATCTATAAAAAACAGAATAACCAGAAATAAAAAAAAAAGAACCAATAAAACCAGAAAGGTTGGTGGAGGATTGATCAGTTTTGGTAATGAGGTCGCTCAAAATATTATTTTTGAAGAAAAAAAACCAAAAATTCAGCATCAACTTACAACATATCTTCACCAACCTACGACATACTATAATAAAACATACGAGACGTTAGTTACTCCAGACAGTGGGAAAAAATATACTGTTTTTTTTATTACCCCTCAAACTTTGGTATTTAGTAACATAAATTCTCTACGAGTTCCTACATTTATCATAAATAAGGAAATACAAAATTTAAAAATAAAAAATCGGTACGTGAATTATTTAGTAAGAATTGAAGGTGTTTGGTATGCTATTTTAAGAATAGTTTTTGCGTTGAATACCAGTTATTTTGCAAGTTATACTTATACTATATTTTACAAATTGAAAAAAGGTGTTGTCCAATTTGATGAAAATACAAATGATATAAAAATCGGTCAAAAATTTTTCGATAAAACTAAAGAATATACTTTAGGTTTTTATAAAGAGAAAAGTGAAACAATTGTATTAAAAGAAACATCCTATCAAGAAATAACAGATAAGAGTGGAGATATTTTTTATGCATTGAGAAAATTTCGTAATGTACAATTAGCAAGTTTTGCTATTAAACGTCATATGGCAGAAGAAGCTGTTGAAGAAGTTTTCGATTAGGGGGAAATTCCCGCCCCTATGACCCCCTTTTCTTGTAGATACTTTTCTTGCACTTTTTGTTTCAATGTCTTTATAACGAGCTCTGTAGGAAGATCGTTCAGATAAATAACATCTATAACTTTCCGTTGTTTTTTCGTTTTTTTAGTCATCGCGACCTCCTCATCATCATCGTCTTGTGTTGACATCATTATATTAATAGTAGTTAGCTGAATGACTCAAGAATTTTATTCAATTTTTGGGGGTATTCTTAGTTTATGTCAATACATGCACACATGCGGTAGGGGGTCATAGGGGGAGTTCTCCCCCTACATGTATATGAAATATTTAGGAGGAAAACAGCGTTTAGGAAAACATTTATCACCTGTCTTGCATGATATTTGGAAGAGATACAACGCAGAGAATGATGTTCCCTTGGACTACTATTTGGAACCTTTCTGTGGTTCACTCGGGGTATTGAAACATTTGACCGATTTGAATATTCCTGTTTACGCGAGCGATTATCATCCAGATCTCATTTGTATGTGGAAAGGTGTTCAAGACGGAACTCTTGTTTTTCCCGAGAGTGTTAGCGAAGAGGAGTTTCTTGCAGTAAAACAGACGGCAAGTCCTAACGCATTGAAAGCCTTTATCGGATTTGGAATGAGTTTCGGAGGCCGTTTTTTTGGTGCGTATTCCCAGAAATACTTGGGCGATAAAAAAGAAGATTTCTGTAAGGAAATGCGCAACAGCTTGAATCGTACCCGTCCGATGATTTTGAATGTGGATTTCACATGCAAAGATTATAGAGAATGGAAACCGGTAAATGCGTTTATTTATTGCGATCCACCTTATAGATTTAACAAATATCCTGTAAAATACCGAACAGGAACGAAAGCGTACGATGTGTTTGACAACGACGAGTTCTGGGAGATCATGAGAGAATGGTCAAAGAATAACTTGGTGGTTATTTCCGAAGTTACCGCACCGGATGATTTCACTGAGATTTGGTCAGCGTCATGTGTACGTAGTGCGGCACAGAGTGCGAAAACGCGCAATTGTGCCAAGTCAGAAGTGAAATCGGAAACGCATGGACTGGAGAAACTCTTCATTAGGGGGATAATTCCCCCTATGACCCCCTTATAGAGGTGGAAGTTAAAAGAAATGATATAAATAAGTTTAATTGCGTCTTTTAATTTATTTATTATTTAGGCATTCTTTTTCTCATGAATTTATATAATGTCTGTTCCAAAATTTGACATACCTGCTCCGCCTGCTCCAGCTCCCACTCCCTTAGTCTTTCCCTCTGATGTCTCTACGGCCAACATGACCAATGTTGTCCTGATTGAGAGAGGGTTCCCTCAGTTCCAATCCTACGTCAACGACAAGTCTTTTGCCATTGTCTACGAACCAGATTCGTCTATTGCGGATCTGAAGGCTTTGCTGAGACAGAAATTCACGTCCAACAACATTCAGCGCATAGCTCTCGTTTCTCACTACAGTTCTGACCCGAAATTCTTAGAGTATGAATCTCTTTTCAAACCTTCAGATTTGGTTCCTGGAGCGATGAGCTTCTCTAAAAACACCCAAGGGCTCATCGATATTCTGAAAGAGTTCCACGTGGCGAATATTGACTTTCTTGCCTGCAAAACCCTGACTGATCCCAATTGGGCCGCCTTTTATAGCGTACTTCAGTCACAGGCCAATGGTGTAGTAGTAGGTGCGTCTCTGGATGATACAGGGAACTTGAAGTACGGGGGAAACTGGGTGATGGAAAATACGAAAGAGAATGTGAAATCCGTGTATTTCAATAACTCTCTTGACAACTATGCTTCGTTACTGGATGCATTTTCGGTTACTTACTCTTTCGGTGTATTAAACTTTAGTCATACGACTGGCGCATCAACTGCGTCCTTAATCAGTGTCGGAACCTTGACTGGAGCGGTGACAATCCCCGCAACGGTCGAACACGAAAGCATGACTGTAACGGTTTCATCATGTACTGCATCTTTTGCGAACCAAGCCGGGATCACGAGTGTCGTAATTCTCGCTCAAATCACAAATACACCCAATAACA